GAAATTACCCCGAATCAGTCAGAAGCCTGCACGCGTACCTGCGCCGCTCTGCACTGTAAGGGCCGGGGTGCCATCCCAGCCACCGCAGGCATGGCACCAGCCCTGGCGCGTGCCAGCCAGCCCAGCCGTGGCGCTTACCATCCCCGCTAGGTCGAGCACGAGCCAGACCCGCCACCGCCCGCGCCAGCCCCGTGCAGCGCGCTCGCCAACCATCCCCGCCATGGCGGGGTTCAGCACGTCAAGCGACCTCGAGCTCGTCGAGCATCTCAGCAGTCACATTGACGAGCGCGCGCATCAATGTGACTATGAATGAACGAACAGCGCAGTTCAGCGCTGCATGCGAATCGGAGTCTGCACAGTGAAGCGTACAGTCATCAGCGACGGCCTTGTGTATCGCGCGAACATCGACGGAGTGCCTCAGCTCGTCATCCTCGTACAGCGCAAGGGCCGCAAGGAGCTCGTTCAACCGCTCACTGGCCCCGACACGAGCAACTACGTCATGCTGCGCGCGAGCGAGCTCGTCGAGCACAGCGACGAGCTCGACGTCGACTCTCTGTCAGCTGGTGCGTGCGCAGCACTCGCGATTCACTCTGCGTCAGAACGAACGCGCAAGCGCGCGCTCTTAGCGATGCGACGACACAACGAGCGCGCAGCAGTCGACGAGCGACGCTCGCATCTGCGACTAGTGCGCAAGGATGAATCAGATGTCTGACAGTTTCAGATGCGAAGCATGCAAGCACACGAGCGCGCGCTGCGAGCTCTGCAGAGCTGCACGAGCAGCGTACATGCGCGATCTGCGCGCAGCGCGTCGCGTTCAAGCGCGATGCTACGAGTGCGACGAGCTCGCGCTTGAAGGTCAGACGCGCTGCGCTGCGCATCAAGCGCGCAACGCTGCAGCGTCGAGCGTCTCGCACGTTCGTCGACGAGCGCAGCAGCGCGACGAGTAGTCACACACCAGCACACGCAGCGCGCGCGTTCGACGAGCAGTCAGTCGAATGCGCGCGCAGTCACATTGACGCGAGTCTGACGAGCGTGCGACAGTATGAGTGTCAGCAATCGAGCTGACGAGAACGAGCGAGCAGTACAGATGACAAAGCGCAGCAGCAGCAAGTCGACGTCGAGCACGAGCAGCAAGACATGGATCGTCATGAGCGTTCCAGCGGGGCCGAACAACGCGCAGACGACGTACTTTGCGTACAATACATTCAACTATCGCTCGCGCGCTGCGACGTCGTGTGACGACGCTCGATTCATGTGTCGCGACTTGAACGCTGGGATCGACCCCAGCGACGCTAAGTGAGTTCGTCGCAGTAGTCGCACACCAGCGCAGCGCCCCGTCGAGTTCAGCAGCTCGACGGGGCGCTGCGCTTTTGTGCTCGTCGAAGCTTCGCGCGCAGTCACATTGACGCGCGCTGCGACTCTGATACTGTCTAGATATCAAGTCAGCGCGTCGCTGACGTAGTCGAAAGCAGTAAGTCAGAATGAAGCTCGCGAATCACACATGCTGCGGTAAGTGCAACACTCAAGACATGTCAGCGCTGCCCACGCACGACATGGACGGCCGCTCGTTCGAGTCGCACTGCGAGCGCTGTCAAGAGTGCGATGCGTGCAACGTCGAAGCATGTCGCGAGCACGAGATTCAACGCAAGCTCGTGCATGCAGTCGAGACGCTGCGCGTTCGCACAAACGACGAGGCCCCGCGCGCTGACGACTTCGCAGCAGTCGCAAAGAAGCTGAACGCTGAACGCTTCGCGCCCCCCTCGGGGAAGCGCTGGACCTCTAAGCACGTGCTGCGCGCGTTCGAGCTGTACTGCGCTGACGAGCTCGTGAATCACTGATACGCGCACACCTCACACTCTGCGCCCCGTCGAGTACAAGCTCGACGGGGCGCAGTCGTTTTCTGACGTCAGCGCTCGACGAACTCGCTCGCAGTCACATTGACGCGTGCTGCAGTTCTGATACTGTTTAGATATCAAGTCAGCGCGTCGCTGACGCGAGAACGAAAGCAGTACACGCAGTGAAACAAGCACACGTCGTCATCGGTGGCATCTACGTAACGCGCATCAACAATCGCTTGACGCGCGTCGTCGTCGAAAGCAGCGCAGTTCGCGAGACTCGTCGTGGTCTCGTGTTCACGTGTCATCGAGTCGGCCGTCCCGAGCTTCGCCCCGTCAAGCGCAGCGCTGCGCAGCTGCAGACAGTCGAAGCTTACAAGCTGAAAACTGCAGCGCTCGCGATCGTGGCCACCCCGTCGACGAGCAACCCCGCGCGCGACGGAATGATCGCAGCTCGCGTCGAAGAGGAAGTGTACGAAGCTATCGAGCGTGAGCTCGACGACGCGAGCGAGCGCGAAGTCTCATTCTACGAAGCTGTCGACCTCTGTCTCGACGGCAAGCTGTCAGCAGACATGCTCGGCAATGTGTCGATGACGAGCAGCGGCGCGAAGCTGACAATCAAGAGCAAGCGCAAGCGCTGAACAGCTGAAACACAACGAGCGCCCCGACTTGACGGTCACGTCGTCAAGTCGGGGCGCTCGCGTTTTGCGTCGTCAGCGCGATGTCACAATGAGGGGCGACTCAAGCGTAGCACTCACTACACGTGTGTGCCGCGAAGTTGGGTTCGAGCTCGACGTCGCCTTAGTCTCGTCAGATGACACCCCGAGCAGTGTGTGTACTAGTCGCAGTCGCGTTCGCAGCTGCGTGCAGCGACGCAGCGACGAGCTCGCCCGCGAACGTGTACTCGCCCGCCGGTGCTGCGAGCTGCCCGCCAGCGAGCTCGTGCGCTGGCTGCAGCGCGTGTCCTGCGTGCCCGTCAGCGCCCGCGTGCCCCGCGCCCGTCGAGTGCCCGACTGCGCCCGCGTGCCCCGAGTCGACGAGCTACGCGACCGAGTACGCGCTACGCGCCCCGTTCTGTCGCACGAGCGACGGCAAGACCTGGGGCTGCGAGACATTCGAAGCTAAGGGCGAGCCCGCGGGCAACGTGACGTACAGCGCTCGCAGCGTCTCGTGGTCGTGCGTGCTGCGCTCGCCCGACCCCAGCGCAGCCGACGGCCTCGGCTGGGGTCCGCGCTACACGGCGCCCCTGCCGTGCGGTGAGGGCAACGCATGCGACGTGACCGTCGTCGCGACGAGCGGCGCTATCGAGCATCGAGCGGGCGTGTGTCTCGCGCAGCGCGCGCTCACCGTCACGCAATAGACGCGAGCAAGTACAGCGGCGCGCCCGGCGACCACGAGATGCCGACGATCGGGACGATCGTTGTCGCGTCGAGCTTGACCATCACAGGCTGGTCGCCGAGCGCGACCGGGTGCACGGTCAGGTTCACGCACCACTCGCGCAGCTGCTGCGCAGTCATCACAACGATCGCGTCTCGGGGCTCGGGCTCGGGTTCAGTCTCGGGCTCGGGCTCGGGTGGCAGCTCGTTGTCAGGGGCGGGCTCGTCGTCGGTGCGTGGGTCGATTGTCATGCCGCGCAGCTTGCTCGACGCTCGATGATGTGTCCACTGCAGACGATGCCCCCACGCCTGCGCGAGTTAGCGATCTTTGTCGGCTGGTGCGTCGTGCTCGCGTTCGCTGTGTACTGCGCGCTTGTCAGTACGTCGCGTTAGTCGTGCGCGAGCACGCTCGAACCTGCCTGCGTCCGCTTCGCAGCCGACGAACGCTCGACGCTCGATGCGCGCTGCGAGCAGCGTCGTCCCCGAGCCCGCGCATGGGTCGCACACGAGCTCGCCGGGGCGCGAGTAGTCGCGCACGATATCGCGCATCAGCCAGAGCGGCTTGCCCCCGCTGACGAGCAGCCGTTCGCGCGGACCCCAGTACCCGCCGCGCAGCGTGCCCGAGCGCGGCGTCATAGCGTGCGGCCGACTCGCGACGAGATAGCTCGTCCAGCTCGACGGCCCGTCGCCGCACAGCCGCACGTTCGAGCCAGTGACAACGCACGGTACGGGCGCGAACACGTAGCGCTTCGCGTTCGCGAACTCGCGCTCGTACGTATGTATTTGATCGTGGCTGCAAAGCACGGCGAACCAGCGCGCGCACAGCGGCGCCCAGTCAGCGACGAACGCGCGAACGTCGTCGCTCGACCACGACGCGTACTCGAGACCGCGCGTCGACACGCCCGTCGAGCTGTCGCGTCGTCGACCGTTCGAGCTGCCTCGACTGACGCGCTCTGAGAACGGCGGATCTGCGATGACGTTGTCGACGCGCCCGAGCTCGGCCCGCACCCGCTGCGCGAGCGTGTGCGAGCTGCAGTGCTGCAGCGTCATCGAGCACGCTCGCGCGCGAGACACAGATGGCGATTCACCGCGTGCTCCGTGGTCGAGATCTCGAGATGCCGATCGTTTGCGGGGCGAGCTCGCCCGCGTTCGCGGCCCACCTCGAGATGCATATCGCAGCGGCCTCGTCGTGGTCGATCTCGCAGCTGACTTCGGCGCGCGCGTTCAGCAGCTCGTACGCTCGAATGTCATCGCGACGCGCACGAGCCCACGCTCGGCCGAACAAACCCCGCCGCCACTCGTTGGGCATCACTGAGACGATGCGCCGCTCGGGGACGTGCAGTGCGCGCAGCGCGACTAGCCAGCGCTCGCGCGCCATGGCCAACCCGACGACCGTGTGTCGACGACCGCCGAACGCGCGCTCGAGGACGACGAGCGGCGTCAGCGTGCCCGCTCGACGTAACCAAGTGGTGAGTACGCCGTTCACGGCAGACGCGTCCTTACTTTCGACTATGCCGCTCGCAATCAAGCGTCCCTCATTGCGGACGGCCCAGCCGCTGATGCTTGCAGTGTCGATACCCAGGACGGCGTATGGATGTGCTTTCGCGAGCTTGATCATTGGTATCACGTGAGAGAGCTAAATGTTGACGCGAGCTCGAGTTCAGTCACTCGGTAAAAACTACGTCCGTAAGAGAAACGTCCCACGCTCGGATGACGCGCTCCGTTGACCATCTCGGATTAGCTGCAGTGACTGACGCGACTTGGCCGAGTGTTTGGTCGAGCGTCAGCTCGTTGTGTGCCTCAGTGCGCTTACGTAGGAGCCACACCCCGAGTTCTGCACACGCTCGTTCACTCTCGGCGCCCACACACAGCGCCAACCATTCAGCACCAGTCAGCACTATTCGACGCTTGGCGCGCAGCTTGCTATACGCGAGGCGCGTTAGAGCATAGAACGTGCCGGCCTGCGGGTGAGCGAGCACGAGCACGAAGTCGACAGGAAGCTCGACGAGCGAGGCGGCCGGGTACCCGAGCACATCGAGCACGGCCCTCGGCCGCGCGTCAGCGGCGAGCTCGTGCTGCGCTGCTGACCCCTCCTGCGGCTGCTGCCCTTCGGGCGACTCGGACACTGCGGGAGCGCTCGAACGCGAATCGAGCTTCTGCGCTTTCGAGGCTTTCAGCGCTGCAAGCGCGCTGCGAAGTCGCTCGTTCGAGCCCGCTGCAGTCATCGCAGCCCCTGTACCGCCGCGGCCAGCCCGTTTTGGTGTTGGTGGGCAGCTCGTAAGTCGGCGAGATGCTTGATGTATGCGGGTATAATTAGAGAGAGGTGTACCACTGCTCCACTCTTAATTAATAGGCCTACGTAAAGCGCACCTAACTCATCGTTTGACACTGTCACCCCCATCTAGTCACATCACTGTTAGCTATTCGAGCGACCAGCCAATGCAAGCTATGAGCGAGCTGCATACAACTCATATACACGCCCCTAGTACCGAACGCGGCCGGCAGTGGTACAGCGACCACGGACCTAAAATCGAAGCTAAGCATCCGACATCGCTCCTGAATCGCTGACGCATCTCGAGGGTGTCTCGGGGAGCGTCGTTTTTAGCCAAGTCAGGCCGGAACTCACGCAGTGATACGCCGCCATTAGCTGCGCTCCTGCTGCGTTCGACCGAGCCAAACGATCCACCGCTGACGCGTCTGCCGATACTCGCTGCGCGCCACCATGAAGCGCTGTTTGTCGCCCTCGTTGCTGGTCTCGATGAGAGCTCGCGCGGCCCAGTCGCGTAGCACCACCGTGGGATTGCGACGCTGCGATCGGCAGAGCTTGTCGAACTCGCTGCGGACGATGAGCGTCTCGACGACGCGATCGTCGTTGTCGACGATGCGCACGCCGAAGCGCTGCACGTGGTGCGAGCCGCGCACCTTGAACGCGCCGCTCGGTCGATACTCGGCCACTGGGAACGCCTGCTGATTGACTGACATCCAGTCCTCGAGTACGTCCGCCATGTGGTCAGCAGCTGTCGGCACTGAGGTGTACTCCTCGCCGCGACTCAACCCGCCGAGCACATCGAGCACGCCGTCGCCCGCTTCGAACCCGAACGCCGCGACGAGCAGCCGCTCGACGAGCATCAACGTCGCTGCGTAGCCTGCGAGTCTGCGCTGGTGCTGCGTTGCTCGTGAAACGAACTCGGCCTGTAGCTCGCGCAGCTGCTCGCGCATGTCGACGCGCTCAGCCTCGGTCTGACTGACGAGCCAGCTGACCCAGCGCTGCCCGAACATGCCCGCGTTGTCAGCGCACTGTCGCAGCAGCGCGTCGATGGCGTTCGAGTCCCCGTCGAGCGTGCCGAACCCGTCGACCATGAGGTTGATAACGCGCGCCTGCGCGCCCGTCGGCCCCGCTGGGTCGGTCAGTTCGCTCTCCCCACTGCTCAGTACGATCGTTCGCCACGAAGGCGACCAGCGCACTGACAGCTCCTTGTTGCCGCGCGCGCGTCCTTCGCCGTTGATGAGTGTGTACACGTTGCGTCGCAGGTCGTCAGCGCTGATGACGCCCGCCTCGTCGTAGCACTGCGGCAGATCGTTCAGCATCGCAGCGCGAAACTCGAGCGCGTTGTTCGTCGCGTTCCAGCTGGCCACCCACAGCGGGTCGTTCGGGTCGCCGAACACGCTCGCAGCGATGCGCAGCATGGTCGTCTTCCCGCGCGAGCTGTCCCCGCACAAGTGCAGCGCGAACGACCGCAAGTCGAACGGGCGCAGCAGCGGCGCGGCCAGCGCAGCACATATCGCGACGCGCTGCACGGGCGAGCTCGCCCACGCCGCACGCAGCGCAGACTCGTGCGCGTCGACCGAGCCGCGGGGCGTCAGTGCGGGTGTTAGTCGACCCAGTATCGGGCTGGGCACGAGCCCGAGTGCCTCGTTCGCGAACACGAGCTCGTGCAGCATGAACGCGTCAGAGCCGACCCAGCCCGTGCTCGACACGCTGCGCTCGGGTTCGAGCGCTCGCGCGTTCGCGAGTTCGAGCGCGAGAAACCAGGCCGTGGCCCCGCGTGCTGTGCCCCCGTGAACCGGCGCGCCTCGAGGCATGAGTTCTCCGGCCATCGCGCGCGCATCGAGCAGCGCTCGTCGAGGCACTGTCAGCACCTGCCAGCCTCGACGATCGCCGGGGTGAAAGACCAAGTCAGCCCAGCACTCGCCCGTGTTGGTGTCGACGCTGCGACGCGCGACGACCATCACCCTCGACATGACTTCTTTGCCGCCGGCCCACACTCGGCCTGCAGAGTCGACGTCCCAGCCGTCGGGGAGCACGAGCCCGTCAGGCAGCGGCGCGTCTCGCAGCGCGGGCAGCGACGCGAGGGTGACGACCTTCGAATCGGTCGGGGCGTCGTGCGCTGCGTACTCGGCCGGCCGAAAGGCGAGCAGCTCGCGCAGCGCGTCGACGCCTGCTGCGACGAGATAGTCGTCGATGCCCTTCGCCTCGGTGTACTCGGGCGGCAGCACGACGAACACGGACCGGGCCCCGGCTGCGCGCAGCGTGCGTGCAAGCTGTCGCATGGCCTGGGCGACGTCGCGATTGGTCGCAGCGTCGCGGTCGAATACGATCACATGCTCGCGCCCCGCGATCTGCACGTGCTCGCGTATGCGTGCGTGCAGCGCCCACGCGTGTGCTTTGCGCGCCTCGGGGTCGGACCAGTTCCACACCCCAGTGAGGCCGACGGTCGTGTAGCCGAGCTGGTCGAGCGCGAGCGCTTTCTTTTCACCCTCGGTCCAGTACAGCGGCTGCGCGACGTCGCGATACGCACCCGACGCGCGAGCTCGGGGCGCGTAGTAGACCATGACCCCCGCGCCCGACGGCTGGTCATACTTGACGACCCGCGGCTTCTGCTCGCCCTCTGCAGCGCGCACAACCCGCGGCTCGTCAGGCCGTACTCGATACGCGTACGGCTCGGCCCCGCCCGGCAGGTAGAACGGCAGCACGAGCAGCGACCCCCGCGGCAGGTTCGACACTCGTCCGAGTAGCTCGATGGCCTCGTTGCGCGAGTCGACCGAGTACACGTTCGCCAGCGAGATGGTCTCGTCGTTCAGTCCCGAGGTGTCGCGCAGATGTGCTCGATGCGCGTCGCTGAGAAAGCGAACGGCAGGCAACGCGGGCGCGCGATATGCGCTGCCTCGCGTCGTCTGCCGTTTCTTTCTCGCGTCCTGTAGCTCGATGACCTCAGTGTCATCGGCCATCGACGCCTACGCCCCTTCCGGTACGTGCTCGTGGTGCGTGCTGCGCGGGGTGGGTGCTTTGCGCGCTCGCGTTGGCTTGGGCGTTTCGGGTGCGGGCTCGGGGTCAGGGCTAGTGACGAGCGCGAGTGACTGCTGACGTTCGTCGGGTGTGAGGTCGCGCGTCTCGACGATGGCGCGATTGTCGCTGCGCATCAGCACTGCGACCCCGCGGCCGTAGTCTCGCTCCCACACGCAATCGATGACGCGAGACTCGCGTCGAGTATCGAGCGTGTGGGCCAGTGTGTTGCGCTCGGCTGCGAGCTCGTTGATCTGACGCGTCAGCGACGAGCGCTGCGTTTTCAGACCTTCGATCTCGAGTTCTGACGCCGACATGCGCGCGCTGCGCTGCGCGTACTCGGTATCGGTCAGTACACACTCGAGCTCGCGCTGCTCGTGTTCGATTTTGGGGACTGCTTTTAGCGAACTCATGATGCCACCTCCGCCCGAGCGCGCGGGCGCTTTCGCTTGGGTGGGGTCTTCGACGGGGCGGGCGCCGCTTCGACGACCACGGGCTCGATGGGTACTGCTCGCATCGGCGCGCGTTCAGCAGCTCGCGCTCGCGGCTGTGCTTGGCACAGTTCCTTGACCGAGACTTTGCCGCCTGTCTTTTCGGAGATAAGCAGCGCTGTCGCGTACGTTGCTTTGCCTCGCCGCGTCGCGATGCGGTGCAGGGTCGCGTAGTGCATCCCCCACTCCTCAGCGCACTGGGCGAGTGTCTTGTGGTTCTTTTCTATCCAGACGAACAGGTCCATAGCGCATCGTTATGATGTTCTCATCATTTGATGTCAACGAGAGTCACCTTGACAGCGTATCGATGACGTGGTCAAGCTAGCCCTTGTCACGTGCTCGTTCGAATAAGCTCGCGAGCCCTTGCCCCGCAAAGGCCACTTGGCCGAGAATGTTTTCGTCAAACGAAACTCACTCACGGAAGAAGTATGCCGCGACCGCCTAAGACTAAACTTCCGCCTGCTCGCATCGACGACCCGATGTCCGAGCCGACGATCAATCGACGTTTACGCGCATTCTACGAACGCGCGGGTATGTCGCGCAGCGACTTCGCCAAAGCGATGGACCTCGACTATTCAATCGTGAACAACTGGGACAAGGGCAAGCACCTCATCAGCCTGCCGCAACTTGCGACGGCATCGAAGCTGCTCGGTGTTAGTGCTGACGACATCATATTCGGTCACGAAGGCCGGCCCGTGCCCACGGACCCGACCGCCCCGCTGCGCGACGAGCGCGTCATCGTTGCGACGCTCGACGCGATCGACGCGAGCCCCGAGGCGCGCGCAGCGTTCGGCGCTCACCTCACGAGCGCAGTCGCGAAGTATCAACGCATCAACGCTGACTACGTGCGACGCTACGTCGAGGTGTTTACGCTGTCGCGCGCTGACGGCATGACTGCTGCGCTCGCAGACGAGCGCGGCTACCACGAAGCGATCAACCAGCGTGCTCTAAAGGCGAGCGCTGCGAGTCAGCAATCGAGTACGCCAAAGCGAAAGCCCCAGCGTCCCAAGCGAACTCTGCCACTAAGTAGTGCCGGACGTGGCTAGGGTCTAGCCCGCAGTGCTGCCCACAGACGGCGACGATCTCCTCGACGTCGAGATCGTCGCCTAGCTCGACGCGCGCGCACACGACCGCGATACGTGCGCGCTGCAGTTCGAGCGGGGTCGTGAGATCAACACGCAGCGGGATTCTGCCAGCGGGCGGGTCGATCGTTGCGTGACAGTCGATTAGCCATAACCCGAGCTCGGCCGCCCACTGCTCGGGTTCAACGTGCGGGCTAGTTGTTTTTACACATGCGGACATCGGGTGTTCCCTGTTCTGCACCAAGCCGCCACACATCGCAACGGTGGGCACGTGTGCGCTGCGTTGACGTCTCATGTTGTGTTGTTTTGATGAGAACGTTATATCGTTCTCATGCAATGGAACTATCGGCAGTACGGGTCGGTGGTCGACCCCGTTCACAAGTCGCATCTCATCAAGCTGACAGGCGACTACGGCTGCCCGCGCGAGTTTCAATACTCGCGCACGCAGGCGCCGCGCACTGATGACAACATCACATCTGCACGCAGCGCCCTCGGCACTGCGACCCACGAAGTTATCGCGACGCTGCTCTCTCACCCACGCGCGAGCGGCAGCGCGAACGAGCGCTCGATTCGCGAGCAGCTCGACGAGTGGCTGCGCATCCAAGAACCCTTGCGGTGGAAGTACGACGACGACCGCAACGAGATGGTGGGCGAGCGCGTCGCGATGGTGCTCGGGCTGCTGCGCTTTGTCGATCGCTACGTCGCGCGCGTCATCGCTTGCGAGTCTGCGTTCATCGCCCCGTTCTCGGGCTACTGGCTGAGCGGTCACATCGACCTCATCTATGAGCCGACGAAAGCCCCGAGCGGGCCGAACAGGTCGATCGCGCTCGCAGACTGGAAGACCGGCGCGCAGAAGCCTCACCCCATCGAGCTCGAACACGGCTGGGAGGGTGGCGTGTACAGCGCTGCGCTTCGGCACGGGCTGTTCGTCGAGCGTAACCACATGTCGCGCGACGACATCGAGTCGATGTTGATTCGGCGCGCGCAGTCTGAGCCCGCGTTCGCGCCTACGTACGGCGTGTTCCCGAGCTGCGCGTATCAGGTCCATCTAGCTGACTGGGTGCCGTACTCGCGCGCGGGAAAGAAGCTCGTGTCGCGCGTCGAGGACATGCTGCACTTCGGCTACCGCGAACCGACGCAGCACTCGTACAAGGCGAGCGAGATGCGCGGGGGCGCGTGGATGCCGGTCACGCTGCACGAGCTCGACCTGCCTCGACTCGCGCATCGACTGCGTAACGTAGTCAGCACTGTGCGCCTCGGCCGATTCATCGACCGGCCCGGCGAGCGCTGCACCCGCTGCTCGTTCGCGCGCGACTGTTTGAACGATGGCTACCAGCAGCAAGCGACACCCGACCTGATTGCAATCGCCCGTATGGGCTTGGAGGACGAGACACTATGAGCACCGAGATCACACGCACCAACGACGCAGCACTCGCAGCACTGCTCGACGACCCCGAGTTCGTCGACGGGTACGACGGCTACAGTGACGGGCTCGGGGTAAAGATTCGCATCACCCGCATGATGTGGAACGCTAAGGGGCTCGACGCGAACGGGCGCAGCATCCCCAAGGACATGTGGTTCAACTCGAACACCGAGGAGCTGCAGCCCGTACTCGAATGCGTGCTCGCGCACATTCATTCGCGCAAGGCATTCAGCGAGTACGACGAGGCCGCAAACAAGTACACGACCTACTGCAGCAGCGCTGACGGCGTCGTCGGCCTCGAGGTGGTCGACCAAGAGGGCACGACGCGCCAGCGCCCGTGCAAGGGCTGCCCCGACGCAGAGTGGCACACGACTGCGAAGGGCAAGCGCACAGTCAACTGCTCTGACTATCACGACGTGACCGCGGTCAACCTCGAGTCGATGGAGCCGTTCATGATGACGTTCAAGAAGTCGAGCGAGCGCGCGCTGCTCGACCACATCAAGAAGCACCATCACAAGAAGCTCAAGCTGCCCGACAAGCGCGTCGTCAACTTGCCGATGTACACGTATCGAGTGTCGCTGCGGCTGCGCATGCACGAGTCAGGCAACCACGCGCTGCCTGTGTTCGAGCGACGCGACGCGATCACGCCCGACGAGGCGCGCATGTACCGCGAGACCACGCAAGCGCTGCGCGAAGCTCTGAAGGAAGGCCGCGCCGAGGTCGCGGGTGACACGAGCTTCAACCCCGAGGAGATGGCGTGACCGACCCCGCTGACCCCGCCATCGCAGCGACTGTCGAGCGTCTGACGAACGGCGTGCTGTTCGAGGACGACGCGCGCACCTCGCTACGGGACGCAGACCTCACACTCGCGGTCGTGCTGTCGATTGTGCACACCGAGATCGTGCTCGGCCGGCTCGAGCCCGAGCACATCGGCGGCGCTGTGTTCGCTGTCTCGTTCGAAGCTGCGAGTCAGCGCAAATGAAGCAAGTCAAAGGCGAGCTGACCGCATGGCGGCCTCGCGGGCTCAGTGGCTGGGGCGTCGGGACGCTGCGCACGGACGAGGGCGCAACGCTCGCGATCGTGGGCACGCTGCCCGGCGCCCGAGCGGGTGACGCCGTCGAAGCGCACGGCAGCCTCGAGCGCGATCCCAAATGGGGCGAACAGTTCAAGGTCAAGTCAGCGACGCTGCGCGCCCCGCTAAGCATCGACGGGGCTGCTGCGTGGATGGCCGAGGTCCTGCCCGGCATCGGCGACGCGCGAGCTCGGGCGCTGATTGACCAAGTCGCCGGCGGCAGCGTCACCGAGCTATGGCGAATCATCGAGCACGAGTGCGACCGACTGACGCAGGTCACAGGCGTGTCGCTCGTCATGGCGCTGCAGATTCACGAGACCTACAGCGCCGAGAAACGGGACAAGGACGACTACGTGCAGCTGCACGCATGGGGTCTGACCTCAAGTCAGATCACACAGTGTCTCGTAGCGTGGGACTCGCCGCGCGCTGCAGTCGCAGCGATACGACAGAACCCGTATCGACTCTGCGAGGACGTGCGCGGGTTCGGATGGCAGCGGGCCGAGGTCGTTGCTGCCCGGTCGGGTATCTCGCGCGAGTCGCCGCTGCGTGTCGAGGCCGGCCTGCTGCACGCACTGCGCGAGCACGAGCTGGCGGGGCACGTCTACATGGACACGGGTGACTTTCGTCGCGAGGCGCGCGCGCTGCTCGCACTGCCGACGAGCGTCATCATGAGGGGCGTGGGCGAAGCGCTGCACGCTGGCGTCATCCTCGAGCGCGACTCGGTGCGCATGTACCGCATCGCGACTGACGCGCTCGAATCAGAAGTCGCGCGCCGTGTGCGAGACAGGATCGACAGTGCTTAGGTGCGCCGCAAAGCAGCTGCGCCTCGCTGCTGCTCTGCTCGACCAGGCAGAGCGCGGCGAGGACGTCAACTTCAACATGGCCATACTGCTGCGCGTGCTCGCCGTGCTGCGCAGTGTCGCAGGAGTGATCGACCAATACGCGGAGAGGATACCCAAGTGTTAGACGCCAGCCAGCAACACGCAGTCGACATCATGCAACGCGAGCAGCTCGCAGTGATGACCGGGCCCCCGGGCTCGGGCAAGACCACGACGCTGCGCAGCGTGCTCGCGCAGCACTCGGGGTCGTACGCGCTCGCAGCGCCCACGGGCAAAGCAGCGCGACGTATGGCCGCAGTGACCGAGCAGCCCGCTGTCACGTTGCATCGACTGCTCGGCTATCAGGGGTGGACGTTCGCAGTCACGGCCGAGTGCCCGCTCGAGGTCGACACTGTGTTCGTCGACGAGTCGTCGATGATTGACTACGAGCTCGCTGTCGCGCTGCTGCGTGGGTCGTGCTGCAGTCGACTCGTGTTGATCGGGGACGCTGACCAGCTGCCCCCGGTCGGCAAGGGGCGTTTCTTCGGCGACCTCATCGACTCGGGCCGCGTGCCCGTCGCGCGACTGACGACGCAGCACCGTGCGGCCGCGGGGTCGTGGGTCGTACGCAACGCCCCGCGCATCTTGCGAGGTGAGCGCCTCGAGCTCGACGGGGTGCACATCGATGTCGACGACGCTGACGAGGTGCGCGACGTCGTGGTGACGCTCGCGCGGGCCGACCCGAACCTCGTCGTGCTCGCGCCCCAGTACAGCGGCAGTGCGGGCGTCGACGCTCTGAACATCGCGCTCGACCCGATCCTGAACGCGTACGGGCCGACGACACCTGACGAGCTCGTGTTCGGGCGCGGCCCCGTGTTCAACCCCGACAGCCCGAGCACGCCTGGTGACCAGCCGCTGCGCGTGGGCATGCGCGTTATGCAGACGGTCAACGACTACAAGCTCGACGTCATGAACGGCGAGAACGGCGTCGTGCTCGGTATCGTGCCCAAGTCGCACCACGTGCTCGTGCGGTACGACGAGCTCGGGCGCGACGTCGACTACACGCCCGAGCAAGCGCGCGCGCTCGTGCCCGCGTACGCGATGACGGTGCACAAGACCCAGGGCAGCGAGTACGGGCACGTGGTCGTCGTCGTCCACTCGCAGCACTCGCGCATGTTGACGCGCAGTCTGCTTTACACAGCAGTGACTCGCGCAAAGCAACGAGTGACCCTCGTGGGCAACTTGAAGGGCATCGAGCGCGCGCTGCGCACCGACGCTTCGAAGCGACAGACAACACTCGCGCAGCGCGTCGCAGCGGAGGTCGCATGGTAGTCACCATCACAGCGCGCAACGCGATGGCGGCGACGGGCATGTCGTGGACGCGTTGCATCGCGCTCGCTCGCAAGCACAACGTGCCCGTGCTGCACCTCAGCGCGCGCACGACAGCGATCCCGGCCGCGCTGCTGATGTCGGCCATCGAGCGCGAAGCGCGCGACACGACGCCACGAGACGCGACTGACGAGCTGCTGATTCAGCTCGGGGTACTGAGGCGCTGACCCATGAAACGCACCACACGCAAACTGCCCTACGAGAACGCGACGAGCGGCGAGCGCGCGCTGTCAGACATGCAGCGCGTGCTCCAGTCCTTCGGCTGTCAGTCCTTCGGCTCGATGATGGATTTTGATCGCGGGCTGCTCGTCGTGCAGTTTCGCTGTCGCGAGCGGCAGATTCATGTCGAGGCTTCGACAGCGGGCTATGCGAAGTCGTGGCTCGCTGCGCACCCGTGGTCGCGTCGAATGCACAAGACCCGCGAAGCGCACGAGCTCGAGGCGCAGCGCGTCGCCTCGCTCGCCGTGTATTCAATCTTGCGAGACTGGGTCAAGGGCCAGGTGGCGGCCATCGAGACCGGCGTCCTCAGCTTCGACGCTGCGTTCTTTGGACAGATCGTGCTCGCGTCCGGCCTGACTGCGCTCGAACACGTGGCCCATCGAACGACACTGCTGACTGCTGGCGGCCCCGTGGCGCGCGGGCCGACTGCGCGCTAGTCTCGCCCTACGTTCTTTGGTCGGAACGACAACGCCCCACACAGATGCAGCCTGTGTGGGGCGTTTCTCATTCCGTCAGCGCGCTCGCGCGCAGCTCGAATCGTCAGCGCGAGTGACGATTCGGACTCTCGCAGGGCCTTCTAACAACTTCGCGCGCTGGCCATTCGCTAGAAAACAAGCGCTTTCCTGATGTTGTCATCATGCTCCAGAGATGTGCTTCAACTTCGCGGTGTACTACCCGGCGGGCGGTCTCAGCTGCGCTCCCATGTTCAGCTTTTAGCTTCATTTGCTGGCTGCCGCGCGCTTACGCACTGCTGACGTCAGCGTGCGAGCGCGCGTTCTGTCAGCGGCCTCTGACGTTTTCTGACGATATTCAGCGAGCTCGGGGATGGCGTCGACGAGCGGCACGAGCTCGTAGTCGTTCATGGCTAGCAGCTGGTCAGCGTCGCGCGTGTACAGCTTGATGAGACGCTCTGCCTTGTGGCCCGTGCGGGTGCGTATGTAGCTGTCGGGCTTGCCCATGGCGATCGCGCACGTGACGAACAGCGCGCGCAGACTATGGCAGACAACGCGAGTGCGCCCGCCCGCTTGCTCCTCGTGCTCCCACAGCTCGGGCCGACGCTCGCGCACGCCCGCGGCCTCGAGGCAGTCGCGATAGCGCCCCGCGATCTGCGACTTGACGGTCATGCGCTCGAACACGAGCGGCCCAGCGTCGTCCCCGAGCAGCGCTCGATACGCTTTCAAGGCAGCGAACGTGCCGGGTTCGAGCAGCCACGTGTCGAGCGACTTGGTCTTGGTGTGCCAGCAGCGTATGAGGCCGCGCTCGTCGATGTCAGTCCACTTGACTGCGCAGCCCTCCATCTCGCGCACACCTTCGCGAGCGAGGAAGCCAAAGTAGATACGGTCGTGAACGTCGACGAGCGGGCAGCGCATGAGTTCGAGGTCGTCGCTCGGGCGCAGCTGCGGGCGCTGTCGCATGTCGCTGGGCTTGGGCCGCGCGACCGATGGGATGGGATGCGCCTCGAGCAGTTCGAGGGGCCACACTGCGAGCGACGCGACGCGAGTGCATAGACTCCACAAGTGGTCGCGGGACGTCTCACGCAAGCCCGATGCCGCTGCGTTGTATATCTGTACGACGTGCGCTGTTCGTAGTTGGTCGATGCGTATGTGCCCGATGAGCGGGAATATCCAGGTCTCGAATCGATTCAGCTCGGTCTCCCACGACTCGCGCCGTTTGACTTTGGGGTGCGCTGCAGTGATGGTCCCGAGACACCAGTCGCGCGCGATCTTTTCAAAGGTCGGCATCTCAGCTCGCGAGTACCCGTGCTGCTCCTTGAGCTGCACTGCTATGACGTCAGTCTCGAGTACGCGCTCCCACGCTCGCACGTACTGCTGCGAGTCAGTGATCGTCCCGAGTTTCTCGCACAGCGCTGACATCGTCGTCGCGATGCTCACCTTCGAATAGCGCTGCTGCGCGTACAGCGCGCGCACGTACGCGTTCAGTTTCGGTTTCAGGACCTCGAGCGCTTTGTCGCCGGGCCGTCGATGCGTGGGCAGCGATATACGGTCCGTGCCTCGCAGCGTGATTCGCAGGGTCACGAGCCCCTCCGGCGTCAGCATCTCGGTCGCAGTAGCAGTACGTCCCATTGGTCGGTTCTCCGTCTCAGACGAGCGCACAGCGCGCCCGTTCGGTGGTCAGACTGCGGGCGCACCCTCATATCGTCAACTACATCTTGATGAGAACATCGATTCATGTTTTCTATGGTGCTCATGAAAGTCTTTTCAGACGTACTTTACGAGACCAGTCTCGGGGGTTGGTGCTTGACAACCGTCGTCACCCGCGAATGCGAGTACATGACGTTCGCGTTCTCGCGCTCGCGAGCGGCCCCGCCCATGTACGCAGCGCGCTCGTCGAACGAGCTCGACGCGAAGCGCTGTCATGAACGAGCTATCGCGTTCATGCTTCGTTCACTCGCTGCCGTCGATTGGCTATGCGCGACGCGCGGGCGCTACGCTCGCGACCGCAAGGGCCGACGAGTCACACTCGCGCAGCTGCAGACACTGCTCGCTGACGAGGAGTATCGAACAGTCGCTCGCGACGTCGCGACGCCTTCGCTCGAGGTCGTCACGTTCTGGATAGGCTATGACACGACCGAGTACGAGCGCGAACCCCCGCGGGTCTTTCGTACGATGGTAGTTGATCGCGACGATGTTCTCGCGTCGTCGCTTGATGTAGACATCGAGACCGAGGCCGAGGCGCTCGCGACACATCGCGAGCTGCTGCGACGAACACGCGCGGGAGGCACAGCATGACAGCGCCAGTCGACACGAAGCGGTACATAGGGGACTCGGTGTACGTCGAGTTCATTGGGCACGCGATCGTTCTCACCACGTCAAACGGGCTCGGTGATTCGAATCGTATCGTCCTCGAGCCCGAGGTCGCCGTCCGCCTGCGCGACTACTGTCAGTCAATCATCAACCACTGGCAGGGGGGCCGATGATTGCCGGTTGGGACATGACGACACTGCGCGAGCTCGGGCGACGCGCGCATATGGACGGCTGCTATGCGGCCGACGGGCACGACGCCGGCCTTGAGATTCGCAAGGGCCGCGCGCGCGGGCACGGGCACGACCTCGCTGTGTGGATGATGCTCGGGCTCGCTGGGTCGTGGGCGCGCTCGGGCAACCCGACGACGCGCCTCTCGCCCGCCGCGCTGCAGCGTATGATCGCGTCGCCGCCCGATCGTCGGCCGCGCAGCCCGTGGCCCGCATGGGTGCTTGAACTGCCTGACGCGCAGCGCGACATCACACTCGCGACCCCGGCGGGCGTTCTCGAGTCAGTGTGCGCGGTGATCGCGCTGTGCTTCGACGATCGGTGGAGCTGGTTCGCGCTCGCTGGTCGCGTCGAGTATTCCGAGATCGGCCGCACGACCGAGCAGCTGCGCGACGACTTCGACGACGGCAAGCATAACGTCCCTAAGCAGTATCGCGTCGAGATGGTCGACGCCGACCGGCGCGCGACGCACCTGCTGCGACGCTTGATACTCAACACCTCGAACGCACTGCACGAGCTCGACGGGGTGCGACGCGTAGGCATGGAACGAGGCGCACAAGACCGCGGGCTGTTCCCCGCGGGGGACTACGAGCTGACATGACGACCCAATACGACGACAACGAGCGACGACGCTTACTCTCCGACGCGCTCGGCAGCGCAGCGCTGCACTTGCTCAAACACGAGGGACTGTTCGCCGAGCTCGGGGTGACCATCCTCGTTCACTCGGCCGACCTGCGCAGCGGCAGCACGGTCATCACCTCGACGATCCCTGACCACGTGCTCGTGCGAGCGCTGCTCGGTGACGTCGTCGCTGACGACATACTCGGCGAGCTGCGCGAGTCAGGCCGACCGATCGACGACGCGGGACTGCTCGCAGTCGAGGACGCGCACAAGCTCGAGGAGCTGCGCCGAGCGCCGGGGGTTCGTCGTGGTTGATGACAAGCCCTGGCTGCACGAGCCCGACAGTAAGAGCTTCGAGGCGCTGAGTTATCAGTGCGAGATTCGCCGCAACGGGGTCACGGGCGCGCTGTGTGGCTACGTCACTGTGCCCGGCGATCACCCGTGGGCGAGACTCGACCTTGATGCTCGCGTAACGCCGCCACGCGACGAGCTGATGGTCACGGACCGAACCGGACCGTTCGAACTGCTGCTCGAAGCGAGCGCACCCGATGACGGCTACTTGCGCCTCGGTCTCGCTGTCGAGGTACACGGCGGTGTGACGTACGCGCAGTGCGAGACCGACGGCACGTGGACGTTCGGGTTCGACTGCGGCCACGGGTGGGACTACATGCCGCTCCTGATGGCCGACTGGCCGCCGCACATCGTCGAGTCGCATGCGTATCGCGACATGGACTATGTGACTGCAGACTGCGTGCGCATGGCCGCGCAGCTGCGCATCGTCGAGCGACGCGGTTCGATATGAGTCACAGCGCGGTGAGCATCAGCCCGCCGCGCAGCATCGCGATTCGCCCTGCTGCGCTTTCGAGCCACGTCGCCCAGTTCCACACGAGCGGGCTCTGCACGTAGGCCGCTGCGAGCTGCTGCGTCTGCTCGCTCGTCAGCGACAGCTTGATGGTCGCGACGTCAGTCAGCTCGACAGTCAGCGCGTCGACGGGTGGAGCGACGCCATCGCGTGCGAGAAACGGCGCTGTGATGTCGTACCCGTCGAGCGGGAACAGCGAGCCGTCTGCATTCTTGGCGGTCACGCTGAACGCGAGCGACGCGCCGACGGTCGTGCGAACGGTGATCGACGCTGGGGTGAAGTCGAGTGTCAGCATGTTATTAGAGGCTCCCCGCCCAGATGTTCGTCAGGTCGCCTGTGTACAGGCGCAGATAGTCGATACAGCAGTGCCAAGGCACGACGTCGCAAACTGCGGTGAAGTTAGAGCCGGGCTCGAGATGTAGACCCGCGTGCTGCAGCAGCGACGCGACGCCGCCGCTGTTCCCTATTCCGAACATCAGATACGCGTCTGTATACGACGACGCGAAGTCGCAAGACCAAGTCATGTTAGTTGGGGTCGCTCGCGCTGTGACGATCTTGACGTCGCGCATGTCGACGCCCGGCAGGCCGAGGTCGTTGTCTGTGACTGTCCCGAAGTACGAGACGCGCTGCTGCACGTGGTTGTTCAGGTAGTACCCAGCGCCCAGTTGCGTCGCAGCGTCAGGGAAGCCGCCCGCTGTCTTGAACATCGCGACGAGATGCAAGAATGAGTACCCCGACCCGTTATAGTTCGCGGGGGTGATGACCTTGCCCCAGCACATCGCACCGTGCGAGGCCGTTGTCGTCGGGACAGTGATCGGCTTGGTCAGCGTGTACGTGCAGCTATTGATCGCGGGCAGCTGAATGTAGAGCCGACCTTTGCTTAGTGACGACCTGTATTCGAGCGAACCCAGCGCGGGCGTCGTCGTGCCCCGTCCCCGAAACTTGTCGATCTCGCCGACGCGCACCATCGGGCCTGCAGTCGCTGTCACTCGTCGGAACGTGAACCCGAGCGCTGCCAGATCTGCAGTCACTGCCGTGCGAGCTTCGAAGTCGAACGCGTTCGGCGACGCTGGCGGCTCAGCGTACGGCGGGAGCGAGCCCGGCCCCTGCGGGCCGACTGGACCTTGCGCGCCCGTCGCACCCGTCGCACCCGTTGCGCCTTGTGGTCCACTCGGCCCCGTAGCGCCTTGCGGGCCGACTGGACCTTGCGCGCCCGTCGCCCCCGTCGCGCCCGTTGCGCCCTGCAGGCCGTCAGCGCCTGCGTCGCCTTGTGGTCCGACTTCGCCTTGCGGACCTTGCACGCCCGTCGCGCCCGTCGCGCCCACGTCGCCCTGCGGCCCCGTCGCACCCACGTCACCCTGCGGCCCCTGCGGGCCGACTGGACCTTGCGGCCCTTGCTCGTTGGTCACGCTGACTGCGAGCGCTTGCGACGGCGACACGACGACGCTCGGTGGAAGCGGCGCGCTCGGGACGATGATAACGAACTCAGTCATAGTTCAGCACCAGTGCGTGACCTTGAGCCCCGACTCCTCGGACGGATTGCTGACAGAGGCGCCCTTGAACGTGACGCCCGTTGCCGTCGCGAAAGCTATCCACTGCAGATAGTGCGAGCCGATCGGCGACTGTATTTCATACGCCGCGATCGACGCTGCAGACTCGGTCGCGCCGCCTGCTTTTACCTGAGTGCGTGTCGAGCTCGGCGTTGCTCCGCTGTCGAAGCTTATGGCGCAAAGACCGACGTCCGTTGTGTTGCCAGGCATGACGGCGAGATACGCATCTGCGAGCGTGTGTTGCATCTGCACGCCCACCACGAACTCGCACCGACCGTTCACGCCGTTGATTGCAAACCACGAGCTCGCGATACCTGCAAAAAACGTCGCCGTGTTCCACGCATAGCGTGCGCGCAGCTGCACTTGGTTATCCACGTTCCACAGGTCGAACCTCGGAGGGTTCCCGTCTGAGCCGTACAGTCGCCACGAGATTGACGTCGCACTGCGCGCGCGGATTGTGCCCACGTATCGCCGCGTCGCGTCGCCATTCTTTGTCCACATCCCGTTCGTAGTGCTGCGTCCGATGTTGGTCGCTCGCGTCGTGGTGTTCGTCCATGCGAGCAGCTCGAGCCCGACAGTGCCTGACAGCGGCGCCGCAGGATTAGTCAGATATGCGAACACGTCATAGACGACGTCTGTCGTTAGTCCAGTCAGCGCGAGCGACACGCCCGCGCCCACTGAGATCGGCACCACCTGTGCCAGCGTGGACGAGTACAGAGTGATGATTGATCCGCAGTGCGGCGTCAGATAGATCGTGCTCGCAGTTGCCAGATCCACCGTCGGAATAGAGTCCGTCGTCGCGCTCAGCCGACACTGATTCAGCGCGCCGAACATCGCGGGGAACTGCCATGTGGCTGCAGCCGCGCCGGTCGTCACCAGGGTCTGTCCTGTCACCGGGGTGCCAGCGCCAGCGATTGAAACGTCGGATGCGCTCGATAGCGTCGCTGCTTTCAGGAAGCGCGTGTCGTTTCCCTGCGCGAACGTGCCTGTGGTCGAGCCAAACGCCGGAAGCTGATGAGTGTGATCGGAGCGCGGAACGCTCGTCGCTGAACCCGAGCCGTTTGAACCTCCAACAGTTAGCGCAACGGGCGCCGCAATCGAGATGCTGTGTAAGTGATCCCGCCGTGACGCCACTGTGTCTGTGCCGGCTGACGCGGCCGCACCTGCCGTGATCTGAAACGGCGTCGTGTTCGCCAGAGCTGCAGCACCTGTAGCGATCCCCGCCAGCTTCACTTTCTCCGCGCCAGAAAAGAACCCGCTGACTGTCGTCGTGGCGTCAGCATGCAACGCGCCCCCGCTGAGGTTCCCATGCACGCCAGCAGTGATCGGCCCGACGAGATGAATCTCCTTGCCGACGCGCACCATGAAGTCGCCGCCCGCGATCGGCGAGCCCGGCGAGATCTGGTCCCACTGGCCATCACCGCGATACGTCCACATCGAGCCCGCGAACTCGGTGCCGTCGTCGACGACGACGAGCTGTCCGACGAGCGTGTCCTCGGGCAGCGGCAGTCCGCGCGGCCAAGTGCCGTCGTGTGTCACCCAGAAGCCGTTCTCGCTCGGGTCGCTCTGAGCAACTGCGAGCACCGTCAGCTCGACGCCGTACCCAATACCGTCTGTCTCGGTCCCGCCGCTGTTCCCGTAGAGGTCACTGTCTGACGACACAATCGCGTCGACATGTATGGCGTTCGTGAACGCATCGCCCAGCGTCGGCCAGACCGCTGGACCCACGTCCGACCATGCAGCGTGCTCCGCGTCGAGCGCGACCAACACTTGACCTGCGGTCGGCGCTGCCGAGCTCGCGACTTCGACCGTCCCGCCTGCGGCTGCGATGCGCTTCGCGACGCCTGCTGTGTCGCTGACGAGCCCCCAAAGTGCCGCGCCGTCCTCGTGGTAGAACACCCATTCATAGTCAGCGCCGGGCAGCAGCGATGCGCTCGGGCCGAGCACGCCATCGAGCCCTTGAATCTGCGACGCGCCGAGCACCTGCACCAACACGGGCGCAGTGACATCGCGTCCAACATACAGACCGAAGCGCGAGTCGACCGGGGGCGCCTCGAGCGATGAAACGATGTAGACGGTCACGGGGTCTACACCGCCGACGGGCTGCTGAATGAAGCCCCACGACCCCGGCCCGATCGTCGCTGACCCGGCGCTGCTCGTCCAAAACTTGATCCCTGGGTCGTAGTGCAGACCGGGGACGCGCCACTCCGCGTGCTCGGGGTCGACTGCAGTCAGCACCTGACCAGCGACGGGAGGCAGAGCGCCCGATACGTCGACGGGATCACCAGCTGTCTCGAGACCGCCAGCATTACCGCCCGCGCCCCCGCCCGGCTGCCAAGTAGCGTTCTCAGCGTCGACAGCGGTCAGCACGTCGCCGGGGTTCGGCGGCGTCGAGCTCGACACGTTCACGGGCGTGTTAGTCGTCGCGAGGTCTGACGCGACGCCGCCTTGCAGTATGTTGTCGAGGAAGCTCATTCTGTCACCTCTGCGAGCTAACGGTTGTTCAAGCCGTAGTTAGTGAACCCGACTCGAAAGCCCCAGATGCTGCCGTCGTCGGCCAGCGCGTTGCTGATGATGCGCGCGTAATACGTCTCGTTGGCGTTGTTGATCGTGTAGTTGCCGAGCGAGCACGTAGCGGTATGCAAGCCTGCGAGCGAGCTCGCGCCCGAGCCGATCCCCGTATAGCTCGCCCCGCCCGCTGGGTCCGCGGCCCAGTCGGTGATCGTCTGTCTCATGATGTTGAAGTCGAACGCGTCGTCGCTCGGTCCGCCGTGGTACTGAAACTGTGCGTCGACGAGCTTGCACCCCGACGGCAGTTCGATAGGCACGAACCACACGCCATCGTTGATGGCCGCAAAGTTTTCGAGTACGGGGTTCGCAATCTGCAGACGTATGTTGACGTCGACTGCCGCGCTGACGTTGGGCGCACCTCGAGCGAGCGAGATCTGTTTGTGCACCGTGACGACCGTGCCCATGTACAGCACGTCTTTGGACGAGTCGACCCACAGGTTGCCGGCGACCTCGGTCGTGCTGTTCACATGCAACGTTTGCATCGTCGTCAGCACGCTGAACGTGTTCGGCGCGGTGAACGTGTTGCTGACATTTTTCTTCGCAGCGACGTCAGTCACCAGCTTCATAGACTGCGTGCGGTTCGCGAGCTTCTGCGCGATCGCTGCGACTTTCTCGGCTGCGTCAGCGCGCGAGTCAGTGCCGTCGGGCACGACGATGTTCAGATCAAACGACGGTGTCTCGACTATGGTATGCGCCATTTGACTATCTCACCGGCACTCGAAAGCCTGTGTCTGCAGAGTTCCACAACCCCGCGCCGTTCCACGTCTCGCTTGCTGGGTAGTCCCAGAGCTCGGCGCCCGTGGGCATGACGATGATCTCGCCGAAGCAATGCGCGGCTATCCAGTCGCGAGGTATGACTATCAGATCGTCCTCGTCAGCCTCAGTGAACGAGTCTGAGAAATACAGCAGCGACCAGTGCGCCCAGTCGGGGAAGTTGGGCAGCACAGGCGGCAGACTGCGTGTGATCGTGCCGTCGACCGCCATCTCGTAGCGCGTGCCCGAGCGGTACCACAGCGCGATCGGGAAGTTGTTCGGCGCGTAGTGATACCAAAGTTGCGTCAGCAGCGCGTACGCGCCGCCGCGCCGGCGGTGGTCGACGAGCCAGCGCACGAGCCGCGCTGTGTAGTTCGGGTCGGTCTCGACGAGCCCGCGGCGAATGCGACGCTCGTTGCCGATCTCTGACAGCGAGTCGGCCGAGTACAGATTCGGGAAGCGCATCTTGACGCCTGCGACGATCGCGTCGCCTGCTGCGTCGAGCTGCACAGCTATCGAGTACAGCAAGCGCTGAGCCGTGCCTGTCTTGAGCCACGGCGGCACTGCGCGCCACACCGTGTCGCGGAAGGTGATGACGGGCGAGTCAGGATTGAATGGCGGCTTGGGCGCTGTCATGGATGAAAAGCCTCGGGCGGGGGCACGAGCTTGAGTTCGGTGATCGTGATCGGACCGGGCACAGCGACTTCAGCCGGAGTCAGCGCGACGGGTGCCGCGGGCAGTGTGATGTCGACATGGAACACCTCGGGCGCGACGCTCGCGATCGCAGTGCGCAGACCGTCTGTGTACACGTAGCCCGTCGGTGCTGTGATGACGTTACCGCCCACAGGCTGCGCGATGATGAATGCAGTCACTGCCGCGTTGATCGCGTTCGTGAACTCGAGGGTCGTCATCCCGCTCGTGTTGTAAGCGTAGACAGTAAACGTCGTCGATATGATGTGCTCGACAGCGGGGTGCACGACCGCTGTCACGCACTGGGGCACAGCGTTCTGCTGAATGGCCTCGTCAGCGTAGGGCACGTCGCTGGTGGGTAGTGTTCCCGTACTCGTCGCGCAGTACACATCGACGAGCCCGTAGCCGTTCGGGACGAGCGACACGCGGGTGATGTTGAGGTTGCGGCCCGTGGGGTCTGTCGCGTTGCGCAGCGCGCTCGAATACGCATCCCACGGACCCATCGGCGACAACGCGCCGAGCATCTCACTGCAGCGCTGTCGAAGCGTCGCGTCAGGCTCGGTGTCGGTGCCGTTCAGCGCTGCTGCGTTGTCACACGTGACCCCGAGCAGCGTCGTCACCAGCGTGTTGATAGCGTGCGCTGCTGCGTTGCCCACCGTGCCGGGCTCGGTCGCGACGATGCCCGTAGTGACGACCGAGCTCGGGCTGAGGGTCAGCGGCCCCGTGTTGCGGTACGTCGCGCCCGTCAGCGAGTTACGAACGATGAGATCGCCAGCGTCGAGGATGTACAGACCCCCGCCGCCGTTCGTCAGGGTGATGTTGCCGCTCGCGTACGTCGCAGCGCGCCGCTCGATGCCGTAGACGTAGAAAGCGACGAGCGTCAGCCAGTCGCCCGACGACAGCGCCAAGAACCCCGATCGCGCGATGAGCGCCATCAGCTGCGTGAACGCAGCGAACACAGCGCTGACGCCCACGATTATTGTGCGCACGACTGCGCCGGGCTTCCACGATGTCGTGTTGACGCCGAGCTGCGCGAGCACGGCATAAATCGACGACTCGACCTGCTGTCGCGTCAGTGGTTGTGTCAGCTCGTCGAGCGTCAGCCTAGCCATGTTGGTCGATGCTCCCCTGCAGCTGCAGACCGTCAGCGGTCACGAAGAAGGTCAACGAGAACGTGTCGAGTGGTGAGTGCGGTGTGACTGCGAGCGCGACGCGCATCGAGCGGCCCGAGATGACGAGCGTCACGTTCACGTCAGACACACGGTCGTCCTTCAGGCACTCGACGCGAACCTGCGACTTCAACCGTGTGAGGTCCTGCTGTGTCACACCCGTGTTCAATCGTCCTCGCAAGTCGAGGCCGTATGACTCGTCGTCGATCACACTGTTACGCGGCGAGATGAACCGGCGCACGAGTGCTTCGCCGAGCGCGACCACCGATTCGGGATCGACCTCGTCAGCCGTCGGGGTTATGTCGAGCACGCACGACAGGTCGGTGCCGTACGCCAGCGCCTCGGGCGCGACGCGATCGACCACGGGCAGCAGCGCGAGCTCGTCAGCGATGAATGTCTCGAGCGGCGTCATGGCGGGAACCCCGCGGGGTCAGGCTTCGCTGCGCCAGCGACGAGCAGGACGTCGCTGCCCTGCATGACGTATCCGCTCGCGTAGACACCGGGCCAGGTGATCGTGCCCGTGAACGGGGTGCTCGCGCCGATCGTCCCGCTGATGCTGCCCGTCGGCAGCGCGACGCGCACAATATCTCCCTCACGAGCTACGCGCTTCGCAGTCGCCCCAGCGGCGGGCGCGAACCCGTCAGCGCCATACGCAGCGCACGACACGACCACAGGCCGGGCCCGGTCGCCCTCAGCGAACGCGACGAGCACGATCCCGCCGGGGGTCACGAGCGAGCGCGTCGCTGTCACACCGGGCATGACGGTGATGCTGCGTAGGTCGGGCAGCCCGAACGCGCTGTCGACGGCCTGCAGGTCGAGACGGTCGTCGCCGGCCCGCTGCACGACCCGATACCGGTAGACCCCGTACAAGCGAGCGTCGAGCGCGCGCTGCACTATGTTGCCGAGCAGCTGCGCGAGTCGCCCCGCCTGCTGGTCGGCCCCGCCGAGCCACACGTGAAAGCGCAGCGGCTCGTCACCGTTCGCGGTGATCTCGAGCTCGCGAATCACACTCGGGGCGTCGATGCCTTCGACGAGCAGCGCCCCGACCGTGATGGTGCTGGGGTCGTCCGCGATGAGCGTCGCTGTGCGCTCGCTCGGGTTGAATGACAGCACCTGATACGACTTCGACACGAGCGCGCTCTGCACCCGCTGGCCGACTTGCGTCACCCCCGCATAGTCGACCCACCACGCAGCACCCGTGCCGATGACGTTCGACAGCGCACGAGCGGCCGGGCCGGCTTCCCGCGCGTAGTCGGACCCTACGCGCTCGCTCGTGGGCACGAAGCTGCCAAGCGTCTCACCGACCGCGCTCGCGACGTCCTGCGCGACGAGCTGCGCCTTGACGCCTGCGTCGTTGTGATAGCCCTTGCCCCCGACGGTCTGCGACCACCCCGCGGCCCCGCCTGCGATGCGCACAGTGCGCTGCTCGGCGTACGTGCCGTTCATCCCTGGGACGGGCGCCCCGACGAGCGTCAGCGCGCCGATGCGCAGCGTCACCGGGCTCGTCAGCTCGACGTCGCTCGGCAGGTGCAGCTCTGCGGTCCACGGGCCGACATAGCCCACGGTGACGCGCGCACGGTCGCATGTGTGGCCGTTGGCGCTGACGTACGTCGAAGCCTCGGTCACGGGTTCCCCTTGTCGCGCGCGAGTCGCAGCGCCTGGTTTTCATCGTTCAGTTCCTTGATGCGTGCTTCGCGCGGGTCCGCGGGCGTCGCTTCGGCGCCGTCGGGCTTGCCCAGCGCCATGCCGTAGCGTCGCCACTCGATGCACTTCGCCTCGATTTGCCACACGCCGTCCTCGACTTGCTCGGGCGCGCTGACGTCCTCGATGACGATGTGTGTGATCCCGACTTCGTTCAGCACGGGGTGATCGACGTCGAGCGCGCTCGCCCGATGGCCGATCGCGGGGCGCAGCAGTATCGGGCGGATCTGCGCCCACTGCTCCCAGTGTTCGACTGTCAGCAGTTTGAAGCGCAGCGTGAAATGCGAGAGCCCGATCCCGCGGTAGATGAGTATCGCGCCCGTCATCGCGTACCCCGCCTGCTCGTCCCACTTACGAGGCGACGACGCGCCCGAGACCTCGAGCAGTCCGGGCGTCGGGTAGCCGCCGAGCAAACAGCGGTCCGCGGGGAGCTCGATAGGGTTCCAGGTCGTCACGGGACGGGCGCTCCCATCTGGACAGTGACCGTCTCGAGTATCGATTCGAGCTCGCGCTTGATGGCCTCAGCGATGCCCGTCGCGTCTGCCTTCGAAGCGCCCCCGCCGACCTGCACGTTCAGCGCTGCGATGTTGATAGTCGAGCCGCCACTCGCAGCCCCGACGCCGGCCGCGAGCCCAGCGAACGGGGTCGAGCCCGGCGCGAGCCCTTCCATGGCCGCTTGTGCCTCGGGTGCGCCGTCCTCGACACCCATAGTCAGACCCGCAGTGATGTCGCCGCCGAAGCCTTCGAACAACTTCGACGGAGACCCAATCTTGAATATCGAAGTGAACGCTTTGATCCCTACTTCTGCGAGCCCCTTGATGGCATTCACGAACGCATTCTTTGCAGTCGTCAGGCCGTTCACCACGCCGTCGATAATCGCTATGCCGACCTGACCCCAGTCGACTGTCGAGAACCATTCGCTGAGGTACTTGAACGCTTTGATCAACAGCCACACTGCGGCGATCGCTGCGAGAAACGGCCACGTGGCAGCGATCACGCCTACAGCCATCGTCGCAAAGCCCGTGATCGCAGCCCAGATGCCGGGCAGCAGCCCGACGAGAAACGCGATGCCCGTCGCTGCTGCCTGCACGCCAGCGGCGAGCAGCGCGGGGATGGCCTTCCACACGCCCACTGCGAGATCGCGCGACGCTGCGAGGCCGGCCGCAGTTGCTGCAGCGGCCTGTTGGTAGAGCGCGACCGTCGCCGCCCAGGCAGCGGGCGCGAACTGAACCGCGAGCTTCAACGATATGCCGCCGATCACTGCAGCGAACTCGTCGAAGTGGTCTGACACGAACGCGACGCCCTTCGTGAGAACGTCCTCGATGCCTCGCCACGTCGCAGTGATCGTCGACTCGACTGCTTGAAAGTCTTTTCTGACTTCGCCGGTCGCTGACTCAATCCCGATCTGAAACTTCAGCCACGCGTTCTCGGCGAGCAGCGCGCCGATGATGATCTCTTGCACAACGATCTTGAACACGCGCGACAGCAGCTCGAGCCCGTTGACCAGCGGCTGCACGAGATAGCCCAAGAAACGGCGCAGCGTCTGCCCGCTCGCAGTCGCTTGCGAGAACAGATCGTTGAAGCTCTTACGCGCACGCAGCAGCGGCTCGATGTCGATGCCAGCGAACAGCGCGTTGTAAGACTCCGCCAGCTTTCGCGCTTGCACCTCGCTCGACAGCATCTGCTTCGCGACGACGCCGCCGATCTGGTTCTTGACGCGCTGCGCCAGCTTGTTGATGTTGCCGCCGGTCAGCGCGAGCGACGCTGCCCACGCTGCAGTGTTGTTCGCTTGCTCCTCGCCGAAGCCCGACGCTGCGATCGACACAGCCTCGAGGGCCGGCTTTATCTTCGCCCCGCGCACACCCATGCGTTCGAGCTGCGCTGCGTATGCTGCGACCTTATCGCGGCCGATCGACACTGAGCCGGCCACCTCGTCGACGGCCTTCTGCAGATCTGTCGCCTTGTCAGCTGACAGACCGAACGCGAGCGCAGTCGCAGTGCGCAGCTTGGTCGACGCCTCAAGCATCAGGAGCTCGCTGCGTCGCGCCTCTTGGGCTTTGATCGCGAAGTCGGCCAGCGACTTGCCTGCGACGACAGTCGCGATCCCGATTGCGACGATGGCGCCAGCGAGCGCGATCGCTGCGACTCGTGCGAGCGACTTCGCACCAGCGAGACGCTGCAGCAGCGACAGCACGTTCCCGAACGGTCCGGGGATGATTGACGCTGCTTTCGCGAGCTCGTCGAGCTTCTGCTTGAACCGATTCGACTCTCGATAGTTGCGGCCGAACTGACCGCCCAGATCGATAAACTTCGAACGCGAGCCGGCCACGCGCTCCTTCAGCTGCCCCATCGCCTTTTCGAGCCGCTGAATCTGCTCGGTGTCCGGCTTGGTCGCCTTCTGCAGCGTCGCCATAGTGCGCTGCATGTCGGCCAGTGCTTTCGTGTCAGCCTTGATGCTGTCTTGCAGTTTGGCGAGCGCAGACGCTGCCGACTCGGCGGGGACGCTGACCCCGTCGACCATGTCGATACCAACTGTGACTGTCTCGTCAGCCATTCGACAGTGCCTTCGCCAGGGCCATCAAGATCTTTCGAACGATTGTAAGGTCTCGACTGATATCAACGAGACTCATCGCGCCTACGTACGCGCGCGCGGTCGAGACAGTTTCATCGGTCTCCTCGTATCCGAGCGCTTCCAGAATGCAGCTCGCAGCGACAGCATCGTCACCGCGAGCGTGCGCACGTAGGCTTGTTATTTTGCTTTGACGTCGTCGAGCTTGAACCCGGCGAGCTCGACGCAGACGCTCGCGAGTTTCGTCATCACCCCCGGCTGCTGTTCGAGCAGACGGTCGAATGCTGAGTGCGCTGGGTAGATGAGGCAGCCCTTGACGAGCTCCTCGGCGCTTTCGTACGTCAGCTCCTTCTGGTCTTGAAACTTGCGGAACGCGACCCAGTGCGGGCGGCGGATCACAATACTGCCTTCGGAGGTCGTGACCAGCTGCACCTGTTTCGCGCCGTACTTGCGCTGCGCCTCGTCGAACGCTTTCTCGCCAGCGAGACCGCGCTCCTCAGCTGCGAGCTGTTCGTCGAGCGTCGGGGTGGTCCGCGCTTTGATGGTGGCCTTCAATGCAGCGCGTTCGGCGCGTAGCGCCTCGAGCCGCTGCGCGAGCTCGTCGGGTATGTCTGTTGTGTCACTCACACTGGCACCAGTTCGCTCGAATCGAACAGCGTCAGGCCATTGCGTCGAATGGCCATGCAGTCGATCTCGAGCTCCTCTTTCAATGGGTCTGCTGATTCTTCCTCTGACGCTGACTGCCCGACGATGACGCAACCTGTGATGAGTACCGACGTCGGCGGGTGCGGCGGCTCGGAATAGATAACGCTGATGGTGAACTCGACGTTGCCGTAACTGCGCTGGTCTGCAGCGCGCTTCGCGAGCCCCTCGATAAGCGACTGAATCGCGTCCTTCCAACCCGTCAGCTTGACCGGGTCGGTGCTGTACTTGCCCGAGCTGCGACCGCGGGGCGCTTGGTGTCTGCCCATGCCCCAGGCTTTCACACGCTCGCGCTTGTCGGCGTACGAGATCCCGGTGAAGCCAGTAAACAGCTCGGTGTCGCAAGTGAGCCGAATGCTGCCCCAGCTAAGCTGATTGTTGTTCACTCTGATTGCGTCAGCCATGGTCTGCCTCCGTTCACGCTGCGAGCGTTGCGAGCGCTGGGTTGTAGAACCCGATTTCAATCGTAATCGCCTCTGGGTACGCCAGGGGCACGAGTCGACACGTGGCCGTCAGCGTCTTAGTCGACAGCAAGTTGTCTGTGCGGCTGAGCGTGAACTGCACGTCAGACGCCTTGGGCTTGGCGAGCAGCGTCGAGCGCAGCAGCGCGAGCGCGCCGCCTTCAATCTCGAGGGCGTCGGCCTCGAGGATGAATCCGCTCGGCGCGACGCGCACCGGCCGGTTCAAGCGGCGCACGAAGTAAACGCGCAGCGTGCGCTTAGCGAGATTCATCACCCGTCGATGCGGGATGAGTTCGAAGTCGCTGCCGTGCGCTGACAGTATGAGCGGGCGGTTGACATAGACACCCTCGTAGCCGTCGATGCTGCGCAGCGACAGGAAGCGCGAGTCGTCGAGGCCCGGCATCGCGGCCTCGTCGTGTTCGACGAGATTGCCGTTCGCGTCGCGAATCGACACGCCGCGCAGCGGCCCGAGGTTGGGGTCCGCGATGTTGACCTCCTCGCTGCACGACTGCGCGACAGCGACCGGAAACAGCGGCGAGCGCCGATAGTTGCGACCTGACACACCGCTCGGCACTCGACACGCTGCAGCGCACAGCGTCCCGTAGGTCGTCGCTGTGCCCTGCCATGCCGTGGACATCGCAGCCTGATACGTCGAGTCAGACTCGCCGGTGTTCGGCACGCGAACGTGGCCTATCCAGCTGCAGTCTTTGCCCGGGCTGTTCGAGAACCCCGCGATCGCTCCGTCGACGACGGCTGCAGCAGCGGGCACCATCGCGCCCACCATGATTAGCTGCTCCCACGCGAGCGACGTCGTACGCAGCGCCTCGAGCCCCGCCGTGAGGTCCGTGCCCTGCCATGTGGCGGCCGACACACGCACCGAGTACGTGTCGCCAGCAACGAGCATCTCGGCCGCGACGAGCGCCAGCTTCACCCCGCCGACCACGATGTTGGTTGCGGTGCCCAGCGCTGTCGTCGCGCTGAAACTCTGACCCCCGTCGAGCGACGTCTGATAGGTCGGGCCGGCCGTGCCCACTGCGCCGCCGAGGACGATCTTCAACACGACCTCATAGTCGTCGTCGGGCGTGCTCGTCGGGTCGACAGTGACAACCGCTGCGCCGGTGCCTGTGTGCGTGACAGTGCCGAGTACGGGCGTCGTCGTCGTCGGCACGCGCACGACGATCGCGGGGTTGCCGGTCTGTACGATGTACAGCGCGACGGCCTCGACCACTGGCCCGCCGACGAACGTCGCTACCAAGTCGCTGACGCGCGCGAACGCTGCGGGCGTATTCAGCGGCCCACCGAGCGCCCCGCCCATGAACGCATGCAGGGTGACGAGATTCGCCGGCACTATGCCGAGCGCGCCATCGATCTCATTGATCCTAACGTTAGGGACAGTCATCTCATTCACCTTTCGTCACTATCAAAACGTCGGTCACATCGAGCTCGTTCACATCAATGACTGCAGCGTCGACGTCGACTTCGGTGGGCTTGCCGTCATCGGGCCACACCTCGTCGGGGATCGCTGCCTGCAGCGTTACGCCGATCTTGAGTGCAGCGCCGTGTCGACGCTCGAGACGAGTCGTCACCCACTGCTCGCTGCGAATCGCGAACGCGCCGTACGCTGCGTGGTACACAGCGCGGAACCAAGCGTCGCGCAGATATCTAACTATCGAGTATTGAGCGAGCTCGTTCTCGGGGTCGGTCGGGTCCTGACCGTTGATCACAATCGTGAACACCTCGTCGAGCGTCCCGAGCGAGCGCGGCTCGCCGCCGGGGTTGCGCGGTGGGAGCAGCGACCCAACGACCCCGTTAGGATCGCCCGGCACCCACGCGATGCGATTGCCCTTCGGGTGCTGCGCGGGCACGCGCCAGCCGAACATGTTGACGCAAGGCACGTTCTCAGCCACGAAGCGCGCGCTGACGATCTGATACAGCGTCGGCCATGCGAGCCTCGACGTCATGCTGCAGCCGCCTTCGCGATCGACGCGTGAAAGTGTTTCATGACGGCCTCGCTAATCGCTGCAGCGAGTCGCGGTGTGATGGCCTTCGCGCCGTGCTTCTTATAGATAATGATCGGCCGCTGCACGCTGCCGCGCACTGCGCCCTTGTGGTGACGGCCCTCGATACCGCGCACCGTGACGTATACGCGCCCGCCCGATGACGTCGTCGACATCGAGTCAGCTGCGTTGTTCAGCACGGGCCGCGTGCCTTTCTTGCGTGGCTTCCAGGGTGTGCCATCGGGCGCTTGATGCGCGCGAATGGTCACGAGCAGCGCCTCGCGCACAGCGATGGCGACGTCAGGCGCTGCGCGCTGAATCAGCTCGTGCGGCAGGTCGCGAATGCAGGCGATGAGCGCGTCAAGATCCATTGCGATCTTCCTCGCGCCCGCGCTGCTCTTGCTGCGTCATCCACGTGTAAGGCGACTGCTCCGAGTACCCCATCGGGAACCCGCGCGTAACGCCGGACGCGTCAGTGTTCGAGCGCAGCGGCAAGTCAAACAGCCCGACCTCACTGTTCGCAGCTGACTCGATGTCGCCGCGCGCGTTGTCGCGGTCGGCCTTGTACTGCTCGGCCTGCTGGTCAGTCGCAGCGATGCCGCGCTTCAACCAAACCTCGTACGTGACGAGCGACGTCAGCCACTCGAGTACGACTGCGGGCGCGGGCTGCTTGAACGGTGCGTCGTATCGCTTCGCGAGTCGCGCGTCGATCTTCGCACTATTGAGGTACAGCCGCCGATCAACGAAGCCGGGATCGTTCTGCTCGACCTCGTCGACGAACGACCCAGGCATCAATGTCGCTGTGCGAAACTCCGCCAGCGTCTGATATGCGACTGTACCCGGCATGACTGTTATTCAATCGAGCTAGTTAGAACGCGCGAGCGTGAACGATTAGGTCGCTTCGACCTTGAACAGCAGGTACGGGTGACCGGGCATGACGACATTCCGGCCTTCGGTCGTCCACTGGAAGTTGCGAATGCGCGCGAGCTGCGCGTCATTCTGCGGGCCGTAGTACAGGATGCTGAACGCTTCGCGGTTCAGGTACGTGAACGCGCCGAGCTCGTTCGTGAGAATGTCCTCGACCAGGATGTAGTAAGAGTCGTCCGACCCGCCGAAGCCTGCTGACAGCTCGGTCATCTCGAACGGCTGCCCGAACCCGAAGTTGCGGATCACAGCTTCGACGTCGCCCGAGCCGCCGGCCGACGCTGCAGCTTGTGCGATAAACTTCGCGTTAGTCAGCTGCTGCGCGCGCGACAGCAGCGCGGGCGGCACGCCGAGACCTGCGACGCGCAGGAAGCGCGGGTCTTCGCCGTTGGGCATCTTGATTGTGTGAATGTACGCGACAGCCTTCGCGAGGTTCGCGACAGCGACGTCGACCGTGACTGCGCCGATCGGCAGCGCGCCGGGGTTCGTCGCGCTCGCAGTGCCGTGGAAGCGGTTCGTGTACGTGCCCGCTGCGACGTTGTACGGGTTCACTGCGTGATCGTCAGCAAAGAATGTCTTGCCGTCGTATGTGAGCGGGTTCGCGAGAATGGCCTTGGCTACAGACTTCTGCGGCCAGTAGGCACTGTACGCGCCCATGCCCCTCGACCAGTGGCCAGCAACTGCAATGCCGTTGCCGTCGAGATCTTCGAACTGCTCTTTTTTGACCTCGAGCCCGGCTGCAGCGTTGAGGTTCTCGACCTCTTGCGTCATCGCGACGACGTCTTCGAACTCGACGTTGCCGCCCTTGCCGGTGCGCTGAATGCGCGCTGTGTCGAGCAGCCAGGAGACGCGCTCCTTTTTCGCGCCGCTCGGGATCTCTTTGGCGACCGTCTTCCACCACAGCTGACTATTCAAGCGTTGATAGTCAGTCGAGGTGATGAGCCGCATACGCGACTCGAGGTCGAACATAAAGCTGGGTGTGATAGCTGGCATGGCTCAGTTCCTCACGCCTTGAACGGGTAAGAGGAGTAGACGAGAACGCCCTTGAGAGCGTCGACTTGCAGAACGAGGCCCGCTGCCGATGCGCCCGTCGAGACGGCGCTGACAGTTTGATCGTCCTTGATGTATGCGAGCTTGCCGACGCTGGCCGCTGTCAGCGGCGTGCCCGCAGTGTCGTTGTTCCACCAGAAGGCCGAGACCTCGTGGAACATGCGAACCTGCACTGTCTTGACGCCGTCGCCGGTCAGCGTCTCAGTGAACAGACCCAGCGGGACGAGCGTTGCAGACAACGCGCCCTTGGTGATGCTGCCGTCGGCAGTATCGATGCAAGCGAGCTTGCCGCGCTCGGCGAGGACGCCCGACTTCAACACGAAGTCGTGCCACCCCCACGCTGCGCGGTCGACCATGCGCTCCATGTTTACTTGCCGCCTTTCTGCAGCTGCGAGCGAGGCACAGTGGCCCCGAGCTGCATCTTGTAGGGTGTCTCGACGACGCCCGTGACCGCGGTCATCAGACCCATCTCGCGGTCGAGCAGCGCGATCACATCAGCCGACGACTGGTTGACGGGCTGCTGCGTCTCGTCGCCGCGCGTGAATCCGACTTGCTGCGCTGCGAGTGCTGCGCTCGCGCCAGCGTCGGGCTTGAACCGTGGCGTGCTCTTGACGAGCTCGCGCACGACGTCGAGCGGCGCGCGGGCCAGTGTCTTGAGGAAGTCAGCGTCGAAGTCGGGACGCGTCGCGAGCAGCTGCGCGCGCTCGCTCGAAAGGCGCTCGGCTGCGACCTCGGCGCGCAGCTTGTGAACTGCAGCGTTCGCGCGAGCGGCCATCGTATACGCGCGAGCGGCCTCCTTCTTCGGGTCGTCCTCCGCGGCCGGCTCGGCCTCCTCGTCGCCCTCAGCGGCTGGCTCGTCCTCAGCGTCGAGCGCTGCGAGCGCGCGCTTCGCTTTGCGGCCCTCGGGAGTGTCAGACTCTGCGAGCTTCGCGAGCTTCGCGCGCAACGCTCCCATGTCGTCCTTCTTGTCGTCCGTTTCCTCGTCCATAGGTGTCTCCATGCGTTGCGTCGCGAGCGCTACAGGCAGCGTCGCGATCTCATCGATGAGTCCCTGCGCGAGCGCATCGCGCGCGCAGAACACAGCGGCCTGTAGTGGCTCGGCCTCGAGCCCGCGCAGCTCGCGAACGAGCTCGAACAGTACGATCGCGAGCCCGTCGACGATGCGCTGCTGCGATTCGATCTCAGCGTCAGACACAGGCAGCTCGGGGTTGCCGTCGGCCTTGCGTGCACCCGATGCGACGAACAACACGCGCAGCCCCTCGGCTGTGTTGCGTGCAGATACGTCGACGCGCGTTGCGAGTATGCCGATGCTGCCGACGAGCGCAGTGTCAGCCGCAAAGATTCGTTCAGCCGCACACGCTATCGCGTACGCAGCAGAGCACGCTCGTTCGTCGACGTACGCAATCAAGCGCTTTTGATGCGCAGCAGCCATCGCGCGCAGCTGACGCGCGAGCTCGCAGCAGCCAGCAGCGTCACCGCCGGGGCTCGAGATGTGCAGCGCGATCGTCGACGGGGCGTCGAGACACGCAGCAGCAACGCGCTCGGCGATCGCTTCGTACGAGTCCCACCACGAGTGCCGGTGCTGTTCGAGCGGCCCGCAGATCTCGATGATGGTCGCGTTGCCGACGACTCGGTTCGGGGTCGCGTCCTCGTCGACAAAGAATGAATCGAGCAGTGCGCTCGCTTCGATGGCGAGCGCGCCGCGCTTGTCGAAGCGGCGCATCGCGCTGGACCTGCGACCGCTCATGCTGCGACCTCACCGGGTGCGGGCTTGGGGGTGGGCGCGTTCCCGCTCGACGTAGGTGTGAAGCCTTGCCCGGCGCTGCCGAGCATCTCGTTCGCTTCGGTCTCGTCGACCAGGAACGCGCGCTTGATGATGGACACTGCAGCATCGCGCGGCAGCTGGCCGCCTGCGACCTGCACAACGATGTCGACGAGCGACGTGACCTGCGCGCCGTTCAGCGCGTTGTCAGCTGCAGATTCGCCGGCCTCGGTCGGGGGTGCAGTTGTGTCGCCTGGGCCATCGACGTCAGTACCGCCAACGAGTCGCAGGTTCGGCGCGTCGCCAGTGAGTGCGACTTCCTCGATCTGCGTCGTCGGGATGACAAAGCGCTCGCACAGCGCGTCGACGTCGAGCGTACGCCCCGCGGCCGACAGCGCCGCTGTCAGCTGCTGAATCGCATTGCCCACCGTGACGAGTGACTGCGCCTCAGAGTTACGATCTTTCGGCGGGGTGACGTCGTACTCCATCACCACGGGCCGACGCAGAATCGCAGCCTCGCCGTAGCGCTGCGCAATGAACACGGGCAAGCACTGCGTATTGATTGTGTACGCGAGACTGTCAGCAGTTGACTGTATGAGATCGGCGCGGATGGTCTTGTGAATGTCGCTGTTCTGGAAGCCCGCTCCGCCGTCAGTCGTCACTCGCTGCCCAGCGATGGACACAATCATCTCGTCGTTCTGTGCTGCGATCGTTTTCTCGAACGAGTCAGCGCCGCGGCCGTTCGACTCGATAAGCTTGACGTCGTACCCCGGCGTCATGCCGAAAACGCTGTTTATCCCCCACGCCATGATGCGTTGGAAAAAGCCTTCCTTCTGCGCTTCGGTCGCGCCCTGCGGTGCGACTGCGACTCGTGCGGGGTTCGCGAGCTTCGCCTCCCAGTTGTCTTTGTGAAGGTTCGCGTGCTCCTTGCGAATGTATGCGCGGCCGATGCAACGCCACAGCGACGTGCCCGACCACGGCGCATAGCGCCCGCCGGGCGTGTGCAGCACCCATCGCCCGTCACCTGGGGTGATCGCGATGCGCCCGAGCGCGCTCATGAAGTACCAGCGGTTCTCGCTCCAAATGTATTGAAGCGCCTCGGGCGACAAGCGCACTAACACGGGGTAGTCGCGACCCTTGACGGGCACGAGCTCGCCGACGCCGACCCCGAGCAGCACGCCGTCAGCTGCGAGCAGTTCGAGCTCGCTGGGCGGCAGCAGCTCGTCGAACACGCTGCGCACGCTGCCGTGACCGACGTCGAGATCTTTCACGATCTCCTCGTCGCCCTTGAACAGTCGCGGCAGTCGAACCATGCCGCCTGTGCGAGTCGACAAAACACCGGCCATGATGCCGTCGCGACGCGCAGCGCTCATCAAGCGGCCGGCCATGCGCAGATCGCCCGAGTCAGCGCAGTGTTCGGCTGTCTCGAGATCGGCGAGATACCACCGAGACTGCGTCCACGGCGGCATCTGCAGCTGCCCGCCCATTTGACGGCGCATGTCGACGATGCTCGGGCTGTCGAGCGTTGTCTCGTTGCCGTTGTCCGGCGGTCGCTCGGGCGCATAGATGCTGCGCCCCAGCAACGCGCTGGTGATGGTGTCGAGCAGTGCCACGAGCGCAGTCAGCCACGCGCAACGCAGCGACACACGGAAGTCATAGCGTCAGCGTCGACGAACGCTGCGCTCGTCAAAGCAGGCCGGGTCGATGCCGTAGCACTCGCGCAGCACGACGCGCGCGCGTTCTGACGGGCTGCACATCCCCGTCAACCATTCAGATACACGCGACGGTGACACTCTGCAGCGCGCAGCGACTTCCTGCGCCTGCGTGCGCAGTACGAGCAGCCTAAGCAGCCTGTGCCCACGTGTCAGCGTCCGCGCCATATGTTGCCCGCTGCGTAAGGGTCGAGTGTCTGCTCGGCGTAGCCGCCCGAGTCCTCGCCTGCAGCAGCTGCAGATGCGGCGGGGGTGAGGTCGTCCTGCAGCGACAGCGGTTCCCACACGCTGAGGGCGAGCGCGTCGTATCGGTCGGGCGAGCGCCCGAGCGCTTTGCGCAGCACGTCCTTCGGCGTGAGTTTCAGTCGGCCGTTGATCGCTTGCTTCCACTCGAGTGCGTGCAGCTCGTTCGCGAGTCGCACGTCCTCGAGTATCGCGCCGCCGTCACGGAACCACTGGTCGAGATTCGCAGCGAGCTCGTCGCGCATGCGGTCGTACACGATCGGCTTACGCTGCGCGCGGTCTGACGCTCGCACTGCGACGAGCTCGAACTCGTTGCCGTGTGTCTCGAGATACGAGCGCAGTCGCCCGAACAGGCTCGAGCCGATCGCGCCCTCACGGTCGAGCACGACGACAGGCGTCTCGCGCGGCAGTTTCAGCTCACCGATAAGCAGCAGCAGATGCGCGAGATGCGCGTCGTCGTTTAGACCGCGCTGCATGCGCAGTGTTAGATGTTTCAGCCCGCGGCGCGCTGCGAAGCACGTGTCGTCGCCCATGCCCGACTCGCCCGCGGGGTCGAGACCGATAAACAGCCGGCCCTCGGCGGGCGTCGTCGACCATCGCTGCTCGGCCATCGCGATCGCGTGAACGCTGAATATCTTCGCGTCCTCGTGCTCGGCGTGCTGACCCAGCACACGCACCTTGTACAGCGCGCTGTCAGCGCCCCATTCGATGCGCTTCTCGTCTATCCACTCGCGCGTTGCGAGGCCGGGGATCACTGCGCGACCTTCGACTACGTTCGGCGACTCCTCGCTGCTGACGCGTAGTGTCTTGTACAGATGACGCTTGCTCGTGAAAGCTTCATAGAACGTGCCTTCGTTGCGCGTGGGATTGCCCAGCAGCACGAGCTTGGCGCCGCCGCCGCGGTTGCCTTCGATGGCTTCGAATATGTCGTCGCCGATGCCGCTCGCCTCGTCTGCGATGTACAGCAAGTGCCGGCCCGAGATGCCTGCGACGGCCTCGGCCTCGCGCGCAGTGAAACCGACGATCTCGCGGAAGTCCTGCGACTTGAGACCCGTACGCGCCAGCTCGCCCATCTCGCCTTCGATGAGCGTCGAGTGGTCGCACGGTCGGGGTATCAGTAGCGCCTCGGGGTCGCGCGCTTTGCAAGCGACGCAGCGCCCGCCGCGCGCGCGCATCATGCGCAGCTCGCGCCAAAGTATCTGGTCGACCTGACGACTCGTGGTCGACGTCATCACAACCCGCGCGTCTGGATACGAGCAATAGAACCACAGCGCGATGATGGCCGCGCTGTGACTCTTGCCGACCTTGTGACCTGACGCGATGGCGACGCGATCGTAGTCGCGCACAGCCTCGAGTATCTCGGCCTGTCGCGACCACGGGTCGACCCCGAGCACGTCGTTCGCGAACGCGATCGGCGCTGCCTGATACTTGGGGTCAGGGAAGCGTATGTGCAGCGTGCGCTCGAGAACGAGCGCGACGACGCCGAACAAAGCGCCGAGCATCGACAGTCGCGCGGGCTCGCTGCGTCGACCGCGGCGGACCTCGACCTCTGCAGCGATCGATGTGGTCACTGTTCGACCTCACGCAGCGCGCGCAGCAGTGCAGCGTGTACGGCCTTCGCGGCCTCGGGGAACGGTTCGAGCGCCTCAGCGAGTAGACGCTCGATGCGCTTCCACGCGGGGTGGTCGCGCACATAGCGATCTTCGGCGAGCTCGTGCGCTGACTCGAGTCGCGCGCGCAGTGCGAGTATTCGCGCCTCCGCGTCTGACAGTTTGACGCGCTCTGCTGCGAGTAGGCCGTCCTGCTTGCGGTCGCGTCGAATGACTGCGAGCAGCGCGAGACAGTCGTCGAGCGTGCTGGGCAGTGCCTCGGCCTCTTGTGTCTGCACGCTCGTCGCTTCGACGCCGTCAGCGCCGGCAGGGCGCTTCGACCACGCGCCGGCGGGTATGCCGAATGCTGACTGAATGCGCGCGCGCATCTCGATGGACGGGATCTTACGGCCCGAGCGCCACTCGCTGATGCTCTGCTTTCCCTTCGCGCCGACTTCGCGCGCTATCGCGTCGAGTGAACCCTCGACATGTAGAAACATGCGCTGGCCTTCGCTGCGGATGATCGGCGTGATCTCAGTTGTGTTTGGATAACGCATCTGGGGCATCGATCACCTTCCAGGGGCTGAATGGCCGCTCGCGCTCGTCGTCCTTCTTCGCCTGCTCGGCCATGCGCCCGTACAGCTTCGGATGTTTCTTCTCGAGGTTCCACGCTGCAGCGCGCCAGTCGCCTTCGACTTTGCCCATGCTCGCGCGCGTAATGATCGACTGATTGCGCATTGCGTCCTCAGCGATCGCGCGCTCGCAGTCAGTCGCGAACGCGACGTACGGCGCGTTGCCCCGGTTGCCCTCGGCTATCCAGTAGTCGAGTGTGCTCGCTGGTATGCCGCTCGACAGCGCTGCGTGTTTTTTGAATGCGCCCATTCGAAGCGCAGCGACTACGCTCGCGTGTATCTCGGGCGTAAGCTCGCTGCGTGTGCTGGCCTTGCGTCGCTGTCTCATCTTGTTATGTCCGTTTGCGCATCAGGATGAGATCTTCTTTTGTGCCGACCATGCCCATGTTGCCAGCGGGCGCGCCGCCGCCGACGTCGATCTTGGCTGACAGTTCGATGTCAGCGCCGAGCTCGCGAGCGATCGCTGTCGCATCTCGTGCGATCTGGTTCTCGCGAGCGTCGCTAACGTTCAGCGCGAACGCGCAGCCGGGGCGCAGGGCACGGAGAGTGAGTCGAACGAGCGGCTCGAGGAAGCCCAGCCGCCACGAGTCGTAATCGAGATAGCGCACGCACGACTGCTCGGCGTCGGCCGAGTAGCGCTCGACGTTGAAGTAGGGCGGCGACGTGAACGCGAAGTCGAACGTGTTGGGCTCGAACTCGATGTCCTCGAAAGCGCTGTGCTCGATGGTCGCGTTGTGAATGTTGAGGTCGCCAATCATGCGCCCGAATGACGAGACGGTCTGCGAGCTCGCATCGACCCCGTAGTAAGTGCCGCCCTGGCGAGCGCAGAGCCAGCCGAGCAGTCGCCCGCCCCAGCCGGCGCACGGGTCGAGCACGGCCGCGTTCTGTCTCGAGTAGCGCGCATACACATCGCGGGCGACGTGTATCGGGAACTGTCGAGCGCCTTGTCGCCCGTGGTAGAGCTGCGACGCGTTCAGGATCGCGCTTGAGTTCGGCGCTCGCCCGACCTTGGCGCACATCTCGACGACCCCGCGCAGCGCGACAGCATCGCGCAGCGTATCGTTGGGCGTGTGCTTCGACTGGCCAGCGAGCACGTCATAGCGATGCGGGAACCATCGGTCAGCGCAGCCCACCAGCGGCTTGCCGCCGGCCGCGCAGCGGTTGAGCTCGACCATCACATCCCCAGTCGTCAGCGCGTAAGCGTCATGTGTCACGTTCAGCATCGACTCGACCTGCGCGTCGGCGATCATTGCGACTGGGAAGACGTCGAACGCGAGCGAGCGTTCAGTCGACTCGCCGAGCTCGCCATCGGCGCCGCTGCCTGCGAGCGACAGCATCGGCAGATCGTCCCAGCCTGCGAGCTGCACGTCTGACAGCTCGTAGCGCGCGAGCAGCTCGGGCAGCTTGTCGCTCCACTCGGTGCGCTCGGTCAGTCGATTGTCGGTGAGCGCGAGCAGATGCGCCTCGTACTCGGAGATGTCGAGCAGGCGCACGGGCACGCTGACGAGCTGCAGCTGACGCGCTGCGAACCATCGAGTGTGCCCCGCTATGATCTCGAGGTTCTCGCGACGCGCGACGATCGGCGCGCCGAACCCGAACCGCTTGATGCTCGCGACGACGCGCGCAACCGAGTCGTGGTTGTCGCGCGGGTTGTCGGCCCACGGCTGCAGCAAGTCGGGACTCATCCAGACTGCTGCGTCAGTCGACGGGTCTCGCTCGGGTGCGGGCGCGGGCGCGGGGGTGGATGCTGACGAACGCTTGCGCGCTCGTGTTGACGTTGAACGCTGCTCGGGCATGTGAACTATCCATGTGCCACAGTTCGCAACTGTGATCACTAACCCCGACGAACTGACCCCCGTCGAGCAGCACGACGGCACTTACTACAAGCGCGACGATCTGTTCGTTCCGTTCGACGACGTGCCGCTGTCGGGCGGGAAGGTGCGACAGGCAATCAAACTACTCGGCCCGAGCGCTGACGATATTCGACGACGACTGAACGGGGTCGTGCTGACGGCGACGGGTGTGCACTCTCCTCAAGGACTCATCATTGCGCGAGTCGCATACGAGTACGGGCTTCGAACGGTGCTGTTCATAGGCGCGACGACGCAGCGCGGGGCGCTCGACCGTCATCGCATGCTACGCACGGCGCTGCGCTTCAACACGACACTCGACTGCTCGGCGCGCGTCGCATACGAGACGTCCCTGACTGCTGCGATCGCTAGCTGGCAGCGCTGCCACGGCGCGGCCTACCACGTGAAGTTTGGCATCAATCTGCGCGACCACTCTGCAGCGATACTCGGCTCGACGTCGCAGCAAGCGCGCAACATCCCGCGCGAGGTCGAGACGGTGGTCGTGCCGGTCGGGGCGGGCATCACTGCAGCGGGGATACTGCTCGGGGTGCGCGCGCACTGCCCGCACGTTCGTCGAGTCGTGCTGCTGCAGGTCGCGGGGTACGATCGTACGCGCGAGATCAACGCGATCGCGGGCTGGCTGCCGTTCGAGTACCACGCGCTGACGCGCTACCCGTACGCGCGAGAGGTGCGTCGCGCAGTCGCGCCGGGGTTTCGACTCGACCCGATCTATGAGTCGAAAGCGCACGAGTACATGGTCGACGACTTGCGACTGACGGGGCCGCGCGTGCTGTACTGGGTCGTCGGCGACAGCACGTCAGTACGTTAGGGGTCAAGGGCTGGCGGGGTCAGCCGTTTTCAAAACCCTGAAATTACCCCGAATCAGTCAGAAGCC